TCTGAAATCACTCGGGTATAACTCATACTATCTGAATACGTGGACCTCTTGTAACGGGGTCGCCTGAGTCTAGTATTCCTTCTAGAAAACAATCAAAGGCTAGTGACCATCTTGATTCTTGTGTTTTGTTTACCTCTACTGAATGTTGTAGATGGGATGGCCATATAAACATTTGACCGGTGGTTGGAGGTATACGCCATTCATCGCAATTGTATTCATGCCATTCCTCAGTCTTAAAACGTAGTGTATCCGTATTAATCCAGTTATGATAGTTATCTGGTTTATGATATCGTATCTCACCTGAACCAGTAGGAACATCCAAATACATACAACCTGACACTACAGAATTGGGATGCGAATGTGATTGGCTCCAATGACCGGGTTGATGTTCTAGTACCCATGATCTGTGAATGAAAAACTTACCATCAAATTGTACCTTATAGTAGTTAAATAGAAATTCATTTACCTGAGCCATTACCTGTTTCTTTAATGGAGTGCATATATCATGGTTTAATACTTGTTTATCATTGGTTATGTTACCGTTATATGATCCATTGTATATGATTTTCTCACGGTTCAGACCTTTTAAATGCATCAATAATTCATCACTAAGGGTGACATTACCGGCGTAAATACTTATAGGGAATAGTTGTAGAATTTTCATATTGTTATCCAATGTATTAATGCCAGATACATTGCACCGAGTACACCTAGACCTAGAAGGAATACAGCTGCCAAATATATTATCAGTTTCGCAGACTTAAATGGATGCAATATAACGTACGCTGCGGCCAGGCCTAATAACATTATTATAATAATGATGTCCATTAGAATTCTACCCTAAAATTCATCGCTATGATCTCTCTAGGGGTCTCTGACGAGTTAATTGGTGATTCATGCAGTATTACACTAGGAAAAAATACTATATCACCTTCGTCTGTATTTAAGTCCATAAAGTCTAATGATTCACCTGAAACAAAATTATTGAACGGTGCGTAAAATCTTGTAGGTAGGTGTTCACCCTGTACAAAATTCAAATACAAACACGCAGAGAATCCAGTAGCCCCATGATTGTGTGCAATATGACTATGGTACTGATCGGTCGCTTGATGCCACATATCGTATATAAAGAAATTTCTTATATCAATCTTGACATCTTTTGCAAACCAACTTGCAGCTTTGGCTATAACAGATGTAATATCATCCATATACTCTGGATGGCCTTGATTATTCTCCCAGAAATCTTCTCTCGGTTCACCTATATCTTTGGGGTTTGTCGGTAAAGGATGATCTTTTAATACATCATATATCCAACCTTTAGTATGTTCCCAATTTTCAAGACTATATCGTTTATAAGGTACATCAAACATTTTATAATTCCAATAAATTAAAGTTAATGTTTACACGCCTATCTGTATCAATCGGATTAGAACTGGAGTGCCAGTATTTGTTATGGAAGAATACACCGGTGTTAGCCTTTGGTGTAATTCTTTGTCGTATCTCTACATTAGGTGGTTCACCATCAAATATAAATGTATCCCCATCAGAATCGTTTACATAATAAAGAAGTATCCAAGTATCTGGGTGTTCAGGTTGATCCTGATGAGGATAATTACAACTAATATAATTTTTTGTGATATAATTCTTTGCAGATATTTGTAACTGCATATTCACCTTTGCACTAAAGGTAGAAAGAGCCTTATTGTCTAGTTTTTCTGATAAGAACCATATGATAGGGTGTATATCGGACCAAAGGTCTGATAGTGATTGACCATTATCGAATAATGCATGACTGAACCCCGGTGAAAATCTAAAATGTATGTCATCTAAAAGAGGGGGAAACGATTCGGTCGCATCTTTTTTATACTTACCATACGTCAAATCATCATGGTAGAACCATGGTACCGCATCACCCATTGTCCATTCCTTTACTTGGTGTGCAAAGGATTCAGGTAAAAGATTCTCTAATACTACTATAGACGACATTATAATGACATGAATTCAACCCAACCTGTGAGAATATACTTATCACCACATAATGGTGGGTTGCCTCTATGGGTATGTGTAAACCCAGCAGGAAAAACTACTAAGCGATCTCTCTTTGGTTTGAATCGTTTTTTCAGATATAAAAATTCAGTCTCTCCACCGTCCTCAACATCATTCAAATACAAGATGAATACTAAAAATCTATTCTTTTGTCTATTGTTACCTGTATTCTCCGGGTGCCAAACATGATAACCCTCACCGGGTTTAGTGTGTTGTATTTTAATTTCTGTTATATTGTGATGTTCTAGTTTAGATATGATACCATATTTTCTAACGTAATGTGGATATACTTGTTCCCAAAAGATATCTAAAAACTGTTTGGCGCAAGGTTCGACATAAAACGAACCTGTAAAATATGATCCAAAGAATGAATCATAAGCATTATCTGCCTTTTCATCATTCGGTCCTTCCCTAGGTCCGGTTACTCCAGCTTCTTCAAGTCCTTTATACCAATATAGATAACGATTAATAACCTCATCACCAAAAAAACCATCGAATACTCCTACAAAGTCATCCGATATTTCAGCTAATTGTAAACTCATAAATTATGTTCCCACCATTTATTAATTTCTTCTTGAGATATAGGATTAGATTCTAATCTATACCTACGTCCCAGTTCATATGATGAATGAAACCCTCCTCGATATTTGTTATTCTTTGCGATAAGGTTACCTTTCTTGCGTAAACGAATACGTTGCTTATCGTCTTTAATATATTCAATTCTCACAATACATAATTATAATCTATTTTTGTGCTATTGTCAAGTCATTCCCTGATTTATTTATACTGTTCTGGATGGCGGATTGATAGTCGGATACCCGTTCTATCTCTTGCCCATACATACGGAACTCAATACCCACAGGCAATGGTGATAGATGATGCAGACAATAGTCCAACACACCTTCATAACCTTTATAAGGTGCTCGGCCAATCTTAGACTCCTCTACTGGGTCACCTTCCCAATCAAATATCTCCCAAAACTGTTTCAGTAGGCCCCACAAGACAAACACATTACCATCTGGACCATCTAGGTCAAGTATCCAATTGGGACCGCTGTCATTATCGTATTCTCTTTTAACTTTTTTCATTTACTTTTTCCATGTGATATTACTGTTGAATCTTCCAAGAACCATCTGCCTGTCGGCAAGCAGTACCATATGCCTGTTGAGCCTTACCGCCGATATTAACGGTTTGTGTAAACTCACGACACGGTGCACCGTTAGATGCAACAACTGTTCGTGTTGGGGTTGTATACCCACTGTTACCCGTGTTGGGGTTACGCCAAGAGCTTGAACTATTATCAGGTGCACGTTCAAGTGCAGTCTGGAAACTCTGACCCATCATAAGACGGTCACGCTCATCCAACTGTTGACCAATCTGACTACCTAACATCGCACCAAGACCGATACCAAGGACAGTCCAGATTTCCTTGTTACTTGAGTTCTGCCCAAGGCCATATGCAAGTCCACCTCCTAAGAGAGCACCAGCCGCGGTACCGGTATCTTGTTTTGAATATGTACCTGCACAACCAGTCATAAAGACTGTAGACATTACGGTTGCGATTATTAACTTATTCATTTTAAACTCCTTTATTTTTTCCATAGTTATTTTCTTTTTACTCTTTTCAATTTTTGTATTACTTTCCATTCAGGTGTCCATCCATATTCGGCATTTTCTTCCAATTTGTGATACTCGTAATCTGGATAAGAGAGTATGCCGGTTCGACTATCATACCATCTTACTTGTATTATCTTTCGTTTCTTTGTGGTTAAATGTTCCAGTTCGACTCGGTCATTTTCCTTTAGAAGGTGTTCCATCGACCACTCTCCATTAAAATGTCCTGTTCAAGCAACCAATCACTATCAGGAAGTCGCCGATACCCTTTCGGTGTATGGTATCCTCCTTTGTGTTTGTTGTTCTTGGCAACCAAGTTCCGTTGACGTTTTACTCGGACTTGATCCTTTGATTTACTTCTTGGTTTCATTTTCCTATTCCATGTTTGTTGATGTGTGGTAGGCCTGGTTGGATTTGAACCAACGACCATCGGTATATAAGACCGACACTCTCACCGCTGAGTTACAGGCCTATGTTGTGTGGGTCTTTTAATTTGTTCCATTCTATCATTTCCTCTCGCATTTTCTCGTACTCTCGGATAAGCTTTCTTTCTTTTAGTATTTCATCCGTGTTGTCAATTCCAAAGATAATACGCCATAGTCCCTCTTGCAATGTTTGATACATCGCAATACGCTTGTGTGCGGATAAAATGATGTCATCTATTATCATAACTTCATTGGTCATGTCTCTGGTGTTATCATCCTCTAACAGCGGAAAGTGCTTGGCCTCATAGTCCTCAATAAGTTCCATCAGTGTCAAGAGTTCCTCAACCCTTTTTAGAGCAGCTTGATATTCTGCATCAGTTTTAATGTTATTCATTTTTCCTTTTTTATACTGAATTGTCGATGGGAAGAACCATCGGATCACATTCAGTAAAAATTTTATGTATACCTTTCTTATGACACACAGCATCATGCCAACAAGGATACACCT